CGGAAGTGCTTTCGTAGTTACTTTGCTGCGCATTTGAGCCTGGTTTGGCAGCAGCCATAGGTGTTTGGCTTGAAAACTTTGGCGCACCACTTACAGATGTTTTTCCAAATACAGGTGTTCCTTGCCCATTACCAAATTGACCGCTTTTGGACAGAACCGCATTGACGTCCCCAAATGCTGATGGTCCAAGTCCTTTAATCTTTTTTAAGACGTCGTAGACACCAGAGAGTTCTTTTTTAAGGGTAGTAACAGAAGAGGTAAGTGTTTTTACATTACCCATAAAGTTAAATGCCATTACCTGTCCTTTCTGCCTTTGCCTTGGCTAGTTCTAGCCAATTTTGTCTCTCTCTTACTGACATGTCTTTTATATCAGATAGTGTCCATCCCTCATGATTTGCACTTATTGCTGCCCACTGTGAGAACAGTTCTAAGTACGACGTGTAACTACAGGCGAAACAAGGTTCCCAAATTAATGGATACCGTTACCTCGCCTTCACACTCAGGACACGTAACTTGTAGGTCAGTAAACTGAGGTCCGGGTACTCGCTTATTGATTTCTTTAACGATGTTCTTTCTATCTACCATTCCAAGATGCTGTACCTGTAATGCGCTATAGACAGGGTTGTCGTTTATCTTTAGCACACAGGCTTGAAGCAAAATTGTTGTTTGCTCTGCTTCTGATTTATCAGCATTTGCAATCAGTTGTTTTTGGTCACTACCTGTTGGAAGTTGAACCGTAAAGAGGTCTTTTTTACCTTTTACAGTAAAAACACGGTCGTTAATTGGGTCTGTTAAAATTTTAACCTTTACATCTTCGTTTAAATCTACAGTCACAATCTTGTAGTCTTCGCACTTATCGCAGTAGGAAGGTATTTCAATATCTACTCCAAAAGTTGCTTTAATGATTCCAAGTAGAAGAGCATCTAAGTCTCCCGCTAGCAATTCATCTAAAACAGACTCTTCGGCTTTGATGCTTCCAATAGAAACCGTTCCACGTTGAATTATTGCTGATAGAGCTTTTCCTATAGTTGTTGCTTTAGCAATTGCCTCTTCATCACGTCCGTTTAGCTCTCGCACCTCTGCGGTACGGAGGAGCTCCCCAGCGGGGGTTACATATCCGCCAGGAAGTTCCACCGTAGTATCCACAGGAGATTTAATTTGCGGATTGAAATCATCTTCAATCTGCTCATTCATGACTTGGTTTATGAGATTGTTAGCCATGGCGGGGTTAGCCGCTGCACTGATTGTTTTCGTTGTCATTTTATTCCTTTGTTAGATTGGATTAGTTAGTTTACAACTGCTGAGCGAGCCCCGCCGCCACCGCCACCGCTTACCGCTGTAGCAGCAACTCCTACATCACCAAATACAGAGGATGCTTGACCTGCTGCTGTTAGTGCTGTGCCAAAGTTGACGTCAAAACCTTCATGTACGAGTGTCATCTGTTCTACGAACAGAGCGTTATCTCCCGCATTTAGGTCTGAGTAAGCAATTGAGGTAGGCCAGCAGTTATACACCTTAAAGCGCATTGCTACGTGGTCTGTTGGAGGTGTTAAATCACCAGCTCCTTCTCCTCCAACTCCTGGAATTGGATGAGATAAAACTGCGATGTCTAGGTCGCAACGGAAGTTTTCTGCAACCCCACGTGAACCTGCTCCACCTTGAACTGTTGCAAACATATTGCGCATCCAGGCCCAGTTTTTAGAAGTTCCAAGAATTAGTCCACGTTGCAGAGTGATAGGAGCAAAGGTTGTTTGTCCTGGAATTTGGTGAACGGTAGTGTTGTAACCACCCTCACGGTAAGGAATAGAGTCTGTTGTTACAGCCATTCCCGATACGGATGTAAAACCCATAACAGCAGTTGTTGAAGCTAAATTGGTAACTGCTGTACTTGGGTTAGTTTGTGCTGTAAACGTAACCAAAAACCTAAAGTTACGTAATGGATCTGTCATTAGGTTTGAGCGATTGTTAGTTATGGTAGCCATAATTTATTATCTCCTTGGTTAGTTCAGCGTTTTTTGGCTGAGGTCAATGACGATAAACTCTGCAGGGTACTGCAGTGCAACGCCAACTTCAATGTGGACTTCACCTTGAGCGATTAAGTTTGCAGGGTTATTTTCTGCATCGCACTTGATGAAGTAAGCTTGTGCAGGTCCTCCACGAAGACCACCTTGATTGCGGTACTCATTTAAGAATGAATCAACGACACCACGGATTTGCGTCCAGAGACGCTCTTCATTGTTTTCAAAGATTGCAAACTCAGTAATAGCTTTTAGACGTGCCTTGATGTAAATCAAAGAACGACGCATATTTACATAACGGTTTGCAGTTCCGTCTTGTAACAGAGTACGAGCACCCATAATTACAATTCCTGCACCAGGAATCTGACGAAGAGGGTTTAGAGGAGCAACTGAACCTGTTCCTGCAGTAGGAAGGCCGTTGTTCATTCTGTCTAATTCAGCTGTTGTGAAGGTACGCTCTAGAGCAACGATTCCAGCAACTTGGCTTCCTAGACCAGCAGGTGCTTTAAACACACCGAGGCTTGCATCTGTTGAAAGGTACTTTCCTACAACTGCTGCTGAAGGACCTACCAAACGAAGTGCGCCGTTTCCACGACCAACTGGGTCTGAGATGTAACCGTGTGGGTAGTACATAGCTGTTGAGCTCTTGCCGCTTAGTGCTTGAGCTACAGCAATTGCTGCATCTACAGTTAATCCAGCAGCTGTTTCTGCAACATAAAAACCATTATTAGCTTCAGCCCAGGCTGAGGCTGCTGCTGTAACGGTTGCAGTAGATGTTGGTACTACGGCATAGATGTTTGGAGTAAAGATAACGAGAGGACGATTTACAGAGTTGAACTCGTTCCAAACAGCGGTTGATGTTGCAGCATAAGATGTGTAATCAGATGCGATTACAGTAGCGCCATCTCCACCATTTACTGGTGAACCGCCAACTGTAAGTGGATAAACTGCTGAAGCAGGTACACCCGCAGCATTGTTGCTGATAGTGATGTATCCAGAAACAGTGTTAATTACAGTGTTTGCGTAATCTGAGCTAGTTGAAAATGTTGGGTCAAAGATAATATTTTCATAACGCTCAAGCAAGACATCGTTTGAAGTATTTGAAGCAGTTCCTGAAACTGTTTCTTTGGTAAGGGTTAGCGTGTAAGTTCCTGCAACAGTTCCAGTGGTCATTTCTATACGAAGGTTAGTTCCATCTGATCCACGGTTTTTAGCTGTAGCAGTAAATACTGCTACGGAACCAGCAGTAGATACGGTTACGGCAGCACTAGATGCGTTTGATGAAAGTATACGCTTTACGTATAAATCACGACCACCATTAGAAAAGAATTGAGCAATTCCAAAAGTAGATGGATATGCGGCGTTGTATCCTCCGAAATACTTGGTAAATTCATACCAAGAGTTTACAAGAGTTACGGATTCAGGACCTTGAGGAAGCGGACAAGCAACTGCACCTGCAGCGTTAGCTGAATCTCCGACTCCGATTGGTGCGGGTAGTAGGCGCTCACTAATGTAAACACCTGGACGGCTATAAGCCATTGTTTTCTCCTAACTAGTTGGGTAGGGGTTCCTTGTTGTTACGGATTAGTCCACGAATCAACGGCAGTGTATGGGTATGCTGTTTGTCCTTGAACAAACGACCCAGCTGTGCCATTACCGATAACTTTTAACGTTTTGTACACTTGTGTATAGGTTTGTGAGGTTATCTCGGACGAGACTCTCACTGTGAAAGCATTTACAAATAAACGCTTTCCTTGCTCTGTAACATCTCGCTTTGAGACATCCAGAAGGTCCAAACGACGAACAGTTCCGTCATCTGGCTCCAATACAGCAAACCGCATTGGAATCTTATTGCTCAGCATTTGACCAAGAATTTGTCGGTCATGCCTAGGTTGACGAGAGTAAGTAGTTACTTGGTAGTCAATGTTTACTGGAATAGGCCAGGGTATGTACCAGCTACTAGTTTCCTCATTGTAAACCGCATTGCTTGATGGGTCTGTGGATGGGTCTGGCAGGTAAGAAGGCTGTGCGAAACCGCGATGAGCACGTGCAGGGTCTTCTGCAATGTCAATCATGTCAATTGTGATGTACGGGTATGACTGCTCACGGATTTCTTGGTCGGGTTGCCCAAAATAAACTTTTACACTGCGGGAGGTATTGTTGTTGTTTGCTTTTTGGTCAACAACGGTCATACCTAAAAGAAGATTGCGCAAAGCCTCATCCTCAGAGATAAGGAAGGTCATAGCTCGCCTCCCATGTGCTTCAGCATCCTACCTACAAGGAACTCTTCAGCTTCAGAGGTATTGTTGGAAAAACGACGCATAGCTGCGGTAGGACGGCTATCTTGGGTGCCGTATTCCAAGTCATTAATTTCTTTGGTGTGCTTTTTATTAGCGGCAATTTTAAATTCGCCCTCGTGGTAATGGACTTTCATACCTTTAACAATATGGTCAGGCCATCCAGCTGCGGCTGCTTCATTACGAAGGTGTGAGGAAAGATACTTAGCAGTTTCATGACTGCTCTTATCTAGCGCTGTATGAGCGTGGGTGTCAGCCATTGTGTACCTTTTTTTTGGTAAGGCAAAACAACATGGATAAACCCCTTATACAACGCAAGCAGTTGGGACTGCACAGGCCCGCAGCGGGTTACTGATAAGCCTATGATAAAGAAGAAAGGCCCCTTTCGGGGCCTAACTACTTACTTCTTTTTTGCCTTTTGCTCATCTTTTTTTCCCTTGGGTTTTTTATCAAACTTCTTGTTTGCTGCAGCAAGGGTCTTCATACCGTGCTTATCCTTTGGCTTCATGCAGCCACAGGTAGCGCACACTACTTTTTCTTCTTTCGTAGGGCAGCGAAGTCAGAGCCTTCTAGCTTGCCGTCTTTATCTGCATCAAGCTTACTTTGCTTACCTTTTAAAGGTGACTTCTTTCCCTTACAGTCTTTGCAAGTACCGCAAGTGCAAGCCTTGCTTTTAGCCTTTGACTTAGACTTTGGGCCTTTGCCAAAACCTGGCTCGCCCTTCTTCTTACCACATCCACATGCTGCGCACATTTACTTGCTCACTTTCTTCTTAGGTTTAGCGATTTTTTTCTTACCTGAACCTTCAGGAACGCAGTTTGGCACTTTCTTACCATTCTTGTTCTTAAAGCCTACTTGAACGTACCCATCCCAACAGGGATTAGTGTCTTTAGCCATTTGTCTTATGCCAATCTTTAGTTGCTTTAACGCCTTGCTTAATTGTTTTAGCGCCAGCCTTCTTTGTCAGGTTAATCTTGTCGTAAGTTCCTTTGTCACGGTTTGTGTGGTCAACAATTACCTCACCCTTTTTGTTCTTAGAAATCTTATGCGTTTCCCGTGCAGGCTTGCCTGGGACTTTGATAGCCAGAGTTACTGGCTTTTCAACCTTAGCTTGGGTCTTTTTTGCCGCAGCCACAGTTGCCACATTTGCATTCTGGTTTCATTCGTATTCCTCTTCTTCGTCGTCATCTTCAAAATCAAATTCTTCATCAAACAGGTCTTCGTCTAGCTCAGGCTCAAACGCTTCAAAGTCAACATCTTCTACAATGTTCTCTTCAAACTCTGA